AATTAGCAGAATGGCAAGTTTTGAAAGACAAAGACAAAATTCAGAAAGACCATTAGGTGAAGGATGCGGTCGATTAATGTGGTTAGCTTGGGGCGGAGATGCTGGTATTGAATGGGCAAGTAGAAAGCTAAAACAAATTAGATTAAAAGAAGGGGTTGCTCATTATACTAAAGATGGCAAATTATACACAGGTCCAACTCATAAAGATGCTAGCGGTAAATTAATGACTGGAGCAGAACACTCATCGGACTCACAATATTTATACCATATAGAAGATTTATAATGCAAGACGAATACGAACAAATAAACTTTTGGAATGGCAAAGACTAAAGAACTAACTATTAAAAAGACTTTCGGCAAACGTAAGGTCGGTAAAGCAAAGAAATCAATTTGTAAACGAGATAGGAAAACTAAAACTTATAAAGGACAAGGATGAAAATAGAATTAAAAAAGCTAAGCGATTTAAAGCCAGCTCCATACAATCCAAGACAAAGTAATGCCGAACAGGAAAAGCAATTAAAAAGTTCACTTGAAAAGTTTGGAGTTGTCGAACCTATTATTTTTAATAAACAAACAGGATTTATAGTTGGCGGACATTTTAGGATAAGAGAATTAAAAAAGTTAGGTTATAAAGAAATTGAATGTGTAATAGTTGATTTAAACGAAGCTGATGAAAAAGAATTAAACATAAGATTAAATGCTAATACAGGAAGTTGGGATTGGGATGAGTTGGCAAATAATTGGGATAGCGAATTGTTATCGGACTGGGGATTAGAAATACCTGGATTCGAACCTACAATATTAGAAGCAGAAGAAGATGACTTTAATGTTCCTGAAGGCGGAATTGAAACGGATATTGTTTTAGGTGATTTATTTGAGATTGGAGAGCATAGGTTACTATGTGGAGATAGTACGGATTCGGATTCAGTTGCTAAACTAATTAATAATATTGAAGTTGATATGATTTGGACTGACCCTCCTTACGGAATAAATGAAAAAGGAGATAGAAGTAAAAGAGGAGGATTAGCAAAAGGAAATAATTTACCTGATTTTAAAGATGACACAATACAATATGCAATAGATGCTTTTAACCAATCCTTTAATTTAAATATAAAAGAGCAAGTTTGGTTTGGAGCAAATTACTATTGCCATACTTTACCACAAACAGCAAATTGGTTAGTTTGGGACAAGAGAGTTGAAGAAAAACAAAGAGATAATAATTCAGACTGTGAGTTAGCTTGGGTTAAATCAAAATATAGTTCAATAAGAATATTTAGACATTTATGGAAAGGAATGTTAAAAGATTCAGAAAGAGGAGAAAAAAGAGTTCACGCAACACAAAAACCAATTGCATTAGTAGAATATTGTATAAACGAATATTGCCCTGACGCAAAATATATTTTAGATTACTTTGGCGGTAGCGGAGTTTGTATGGTAGCATCACATCAATTAAAAAAATTATGCTTAACAATGGAGTTTGAGCCACATAACTGCCAAGTAATAATAGACAGAATGAAAAAACTTGAACCAACAATTAAAATCAAAAGAAACGGAATTGAATTAAAGTAATTAGAAATTAATTAGACAAATGGCCAACGATGAAAATTTAATACCTGCTCAACCTGGAGAAATAAGAAATCCAAATGGCAGACCAAAGGGAAGTAAAAACAGAGCTACAATAGTTAAGAAATGGTTAGAGGTAAATCAAAACTTAAAGAATCCTTTAACAGGGCAAGATGAATTTTTAACTCAAGAAGATTTAATTACTTTGGCAATTATCAAAAGAGCAAGGGATGGGAATGTAAATGCTTACAATGCTTTAATGGATAGTGGCTATGGATCACCAGCTCAAACAGTAAATCAAACAATAACTGAATATCCTATATTCCCTGGAATAGATTTGAATGTTGATAAAGACGACAGCTCAGCGGAAGATATTTAAACTCAAAAAAAGGGTTAGAATTGTTCGTGGAGGTACTTCAGCTTCCAAGACGTTTAGTATTATACCCTTTCTAATTACTCACGCTTACAACGAACCTAATAGCGAAATAAGTATAGTTGCTGAAACCATTCCACATTTAAAACGTGGGGCCTTAAGAGACTTTTTAAAAATAATGGACTTAGTCGGTTTGTATAATGATGCAAGTTTTAATAAGTCAAGTTTAATTTATACGTTTCAAAATGGTTCTTATATTGAATTTTTTAGTGCAGATAGTGAAAGCAAATTAAGGGGTGCTCGGAGGGATGTATTATTTGTAAACGAGTGTAATAACATAACTTGGGAGGCATACTATCAATTAGCAATAAGAACACGTAAGTTTATTTATTTAGATTACAATCCTGTTTCTGAATTTTGGGTGGATAAAGAATTAATTAATGATGTTGATTCCGAAATGGTTATCCTTACTTACTTAGATAATGAAGCACTTGACAAATCAATAGTTCGTGAAATTGAGAAAGCAAAAGAGAAAGCTAAAACTAGCAAATATTGGCAAAACTGGTTTGAGGTTTATGGTCTTGGTCAAATCGGTACGCTTCAGGGAACGGTCTTTGAGAATTGGTCCATTGCTCCTTCCATTCCGAAGGATGCTGAATTGATTGCTTATTCTTTAGACTGGGGTTACTCGAATGATCCTACAGCTTTAGTAGCTTGTTATAAGTCAGGCCAACAATATTATTTCGATGAATTGATATATCAAACTAAACTAACGAACAGCGATATTATAGACAAACTAATTAAACTCGGAGTTTCTGAGTATTCTGATATCATAGCTGATAGTGCAGAACCTAAGTCGATTGAAGATTTAAGGAGAAGGGGATTTTCAGTTAGTCCAGCTAAGAAAGGCCCCGATAGTATTAGAGCTTCAATATCTTTATTACAAGAGATTCATTTTAAGGTAACTGAGAATAGCACTAACTTAATTAAGGAGTTAAGAAACTATTGTTGGGATGTTGATAGGGATGGTAATAAAATGCAGAACCCAGTTGATGACAATAACCATGCTATTGATGCGATTAGATATTTGGCAATGAATAAGTTAAGTTCGTTATCGGACTGGATGGACTTTGAATAGATGGCTACAATTTGTAACCAACTGATTTGAATAATGAATATAAATCCTAACCATTGGTTCGGATAACAAAAGTAAAATTTTAAACATTATATATATGATGATACCAACAAATGTAAATAACCTAACAATAAAGGAGTTTATTGAATACGAGAATATAAGAACTTCGAGTTTAGAAAACATTGATAAAATTATTCAAATAGCTTCGAGCTTTACTGACATTTCAGTATCGGAATACGAGAATATGAGTTTTAACGAACTTGAAAAAGTAAAGAGTAAAGTATTACTACTTATTAATTCAAAACCTAACACAAGGTTAAAGAATACGTTTTGGCACGATGGGACAAGATACAAAGCTTGTAAGGATGAAAAAGATTTTAAGACAAATCAATATACTGCATTAAAGCAATATGAAACCGATGTCATTAATAACTTGCATAAAATATTAGCTTTGATATATGTTAAGTGTCCTGTATTTAGTAAGTATAAGTTTAACTCAGATAACGTTGAAGAAATAAGCGATGTTATTTATAATTATGGAAAGGTAGGGGATGTCTATGGCACACTTTTTTTTTACTCGAACAGGTCCGAAAAATTGAAAGCGGATTTGTTGAACTCTTTGGAGGAGGTGCAGAAGGAGATAGCGATTCACATGGAAGTAGTGAACAGGGAGTTAAATCTTTCAGAAGAGAATATGGTTGGTACTTTATAATCGATTCGATAACAGGTGGCGATCCTTTTAAAGAAGATGAACTAATGGAGTGGTCGATTGCTAGGTTTTTAAATCGAATACAATACATGAAGCATAAAGCGGAAAGTGAACAATTTGCACAATCAATAAATGAATGAAGTTGAAATAATATTAGAAGCTTTCGGCACTAAGGTAGTCGAAGATTTGCGTAAAAGCTTATCAGATAAACTACAAGCTAAAGCAGCATTCTATCAAAGTAAATATAAAGGTGC